CGAGCCCTGGCCGATTGGACATTCTAGAGAACTCAGGATGACGACCATTGAGACGACTATCATCAGGATGCGTCATTTTTTTTGTGACATAACCAGCCACATATTGGGCTGAAGAAGTTTCCAACGTTCCGAGAAACACGTTTCCTTTTGCCCAGATATTTGACACCAGCTGACATTGTACGCAGCATCGAAGAAATCCATTCCGGTATTGCGTTTGCGCAAGTCGACATGAGGGTAAGCCGAAAATTGCGAGATGATAATGGGGCCGCTGACTTTCATCCCCGTATTCTCCACATGCGTAAAAGCGTATCCGCGAGGGTTGGATTGCGGTCCTTAAGAGCTTCAAAAAATTTTGTAAGTGCTTCGGTACTAATGTCGGCGGGCCATTTTCGGCAAGCAGCGGCAAATTCAAATCGTTGTACGTTAGTGTCACGAAGGCATTGTCGGAGTGCATCAGGGATTCGAGCATTATCCGATGTGTCCATATCCTCCTCCTATTGAAAAGACAGGGCAGGCACGTCCCACAGGGAAATGCCTGCCCGGCGAAGTTTGTGAATGGTTTTTCGCAGCGCATTTACCAGCGATATCCGATGCGCGGTGAACGAACAGAGCCTCGACGACGAACCTTGTATTTACGTTTGAAGGATCGTTTGAAGCGCTTGGGACGGAATGTCCTGCGTCGCATTTTAATATCACCTCCTTTGCAGCAGTTGAGGCCAGAAGCGGCCAGTGAACCTTTTTAGATTTTGATACTCACGAGAAAAATCATCAGAGACTGCGCGACCAGCATAATCCATCAGCTGCGCGGGCCATGTTTCAGGGCGACCATAGTTTGCTTTCAGATCCTCCCACATGATCATGGGAGCGGCGATGTTCGAACCGACTTCAGCATATCGATCTTCGAAGGATTGTGCGTTAGCAGAGCCGGGGTCGGTACGATGACGAACGCCCCCGATTCCAAGTACAGGACGGTCCTCCGGTTTGTTCTCTTCACCAGCCACGAAAGGTCCGATGGACGGCATAGGTGGATTGATCGACGCCCGCATTTTTGCGATCTGCGATCCAAGGAGCTCATTCTCCAAACCCATTTTTGTGATGGAGAGGTCTTGGACAGTTTTAGTGAAAGCAGCATCGCGCTCGGGCTGGGTCCGCGTAGCGTTAAGAGAGCGCGAAATATCTTGACCAGCAGAAGCCATGGCAGAGCCAAGAGAAGTATCAGCGCTATGACCGACAGACACAGGGCTAAATGAAGCCGTGTTGGCACCAAGTGCATAAAGCGGGTGTATCCCGGCGCGTTTGGCATCTTCTACTTTCCATTGAATGCCGGACTGCGCGAACTCTTTTTGTAAAGCGATATTATTTGCAGCGGCGGTTGCGTTGACTTGGTTTGCCTCGTTTTGCGAGGACCGATTGATAAGACCGCCGAGCAAAGAAGCGCCGGCGCCAATGAGAGCAGGGATCATTTTAACATCCTACGTTTGAGAACCAGTTTTTCCGACGACGTGTGCGGCCAGAGCCGCGACCAGTTTTTTTGTAAGCGTGAAGGACTTCCTTCCGCGTCTTACGACGAACACAGATCACAGTTTTTTTTGGAAGGGCGAAGGACAGCCCTCGAGACAGAAAAGGTCTCGATTTGTTTTTCGGGGTGACTTTTAGAGGCTGCGCCGGGTGACCGCTGATCGTCCTGGCCGGACGGAAATATTCCAGCGGGTGGTAGGTCCGGCGATCCTCGATGAGCCGTAGAGGCTCGAGGCTTGTCAAATCCGCCAGCAAGCGGTGGCTTAGCGACCGGGTAGGGGAGGTCGCGCTGGGGAAATTGGAGCTATTGCTTGTACGACTGCGCCTCGAGCGACGGGCCATTTTTATGTCACCTAGCATAGTGCATATCAAGAGAATGCACTACGACGCCGATTTGCGGCGATTGTCAAGAAAGAGCCCGCCAGACTACGTCTGGCGGGCTTAAGGAAGGGGACTGGCGTCCAATCAAGTTTTGGGTGGGTCCCCACCCGGGCCGTCCGACGGCGGGTCGGAGGCCGGTTTCTGGGAGGCTGGATGGCCTTCCGAGGAAGAGGGCTTCTTGCCCAGTTCTTCTTGTTTTTTCCGAGCAGCGGCTTTTTCGATTTCTTTACCAGCCGTGAGAAGTTCCTCGAGGGAGGGATCGTGCTGGTTTTCCCATTGAGAGACCAGCTGAACGGGATCGTCCGGAATATCGAAGTCCTCAGCTTCCTCGAAGGTCTCTTTTCCGCCCTGGGCGGCGGCGAGCGCCAGATTATTAGATTTGATCATGTCCCGGACGATTTCAACCATCGACGGTTGATGCTTATAGCCGATGGGTGGAGCCAGCGGGACAGGGTCCATATTCGGGGACCCGTCCGGATTGTAGCCGCGACGGAGCATTTTTTCGAGATATTCCTCACGCGTAATTCGCGGCGGCCGACGACGAAGAGTGTCTTTGATTTTTTCGAGCAGAGCCATTTGCGTTTGTCCTCAGTAGATGAAGGAGTTGCCGGAACCGGCGACGATTCGCCGAGCTTGGATAGAATGCCGTGCCATGATGTATAGCGTATTTGTTGACGGGACGGCAAAGGGTTCTTCGGACGGGACACATTCCACGAAGCTTTCATTAAGAGCGATGTCCCCAGTGAAGATGCGAGCGAAGTGCCAGAAGTCGAGCGTGGTACGAAATTCGCCAGCGATAGAACTTTCCGCACGGCGATATTCGTCATAACGATCTTGATACCCGAAGGTGCCATTCGGCACCGAGTGACCAGCATAGACCTCCTTATTTAACACGGCCTGTTGGCCGATGTGTTGCAGTTCCTTTTGAAAGAAGTCCTCTTTTGTGCGCCGATTCCAAGTTCGGAAGAGAGCGTTGCCGTAAATTGTTTTTGGTTTCACCGTCATGAACGTGAAGACGTACCCATGTTCTTCAAAGAAGCGACGATATCGGTTAGATCGAGCAACACCGATGCCGTGACCTCGGAGTTCTCCGACTGGATCAGTACCCTCGGCCGTTTGTAGGACTTCGGAAAATTGGACAGGATATCGACCACCTCCGAGGAACTCAGGTCGCTGTAATCGTGCGTCACTACTCCTGACGCCGAGGTAACGGAGATACTCCACGTACCGCGACCCGAAGCGGGCACGGGCTTCCTCAAAGCGCTGGAGTGCGAAAGCTTCTCTAAGGAGATTGATCGTAATCGCAGACGCTCCCGTGAGATCGGCATAGATTTGCGGCCTATTTGTACCAGATGCAGGATTGTTCGACTGAGCGCGAATGCCGAAGATGTCGCCACCCGTTTGCCAGCCGGGATCAGTAGCACCGATCTGACCATCAGCAGTTACATTTGAACCGTAATATTGCGAGCCGAATGCGCTCGAGGCGTCGCCACCGCGAACGCCAATTCCCATAACATCGGCGCGATCGCCGAGCGGGATTGTGATAGCAGGACCCTTTTGTTCCCAAGGACGAGACGACGTGAAGTAATCTTTTTCCCAGGCCGCATTTTGAAGAGCGACATTTGTAGTCGTGTCAGGACCAGAGGTCAGATCAACAGTGAGCGGTGAGACCAGGTCTTGGTCGCGATACCATTCGTTGAAGATAAGGGCATAGCCGCGGAATGGGAGCGCTGAACATTCGAGAGCAGTGAGAGGAGGCACACCGAGATAATCAGCGAGAGAGCCGACAGCAAAATCATTATTATCGACAGTGATAGTTGGAAAGACAGCAGCGTTGTTTCCATCAGGACCTCCTGTAATGAAATCTTCCCAGTCCTCCCACACCAGACGATGAGGAACGAACCAGTGAGCCAGTTGAACATGTGTCGGATGCATGACCGGCGACAGAAGAGGAGAGAACCGAACCATGCAGGTCGTAGCTTGCTGAATGCTGTCACCCGGAAGAACTTCCGTAAGTCCGCAAGGCACGAGCGAACCCATATCGCAGGACAGCAACTTGGTATTCGAGAGAGAGAATTTTGACCTTTTCATCAGAGTGATTTCCTTTGTTTGAAGATTTGAGAGCGAGCATGGAAGCTATCTATCTTGCCTTTATTTTCCTCCAGTAATTGAACCTTGAAGCTTTTCTTATTATCGCGCGCACGCCATCGCACAGGGAGCATTTCCTCCTCGATCTTTTTAAGTGCCGCTTCCGGTGTTTTTGCATCTTTACCAATCATCAGACGAAGTTTTGAACGAAGATAACGACCGAGCGGAAGCTCGCGTGAACCATGACGCAAACTGACAGGTACGTCAGTTTGCGACGTATCGAGATTTAAGCGGAGCATTTCAGAAGCCAATTCGTGCAGGGCGTGATATCCGAGCCCTGGCCGATTGGACATTCTAGAGAACTCAGGATGACGACCATTGAGACGACTATCATCAGGATGCGTCATTTTTTTTGTGACATAACCAGCCACATATTGGGCTGAAGAAGTTTC